CGCGGGTGTGAATACCCACAACAAGGTTAGTACTACCAGTAATACCAACCCACTTCTTACCATTGACTTCATCAAAGGCTTTCTCCTCTGCTAACAGTTGCCTGTACGTGTCGGGGTAAGCGTGTGTTAGCCTCACCAGTGCGCGATCTCTCGCTCGTCTGTAATTACGGTACGAGATAGCTTGTTTGCCACTGACCGTCTTGCTCTCCTGCTCATCCATTCATCTTGTCCTCTGCTACTAGCAATAGGTAGAACACTACCATTACTCCGATAATCCCCAGTATCATAAGACTCCCGCTAACGTGGCGAATACTATCTTGGTGATGTCTAAGGGTTGCCCAACGAGCATAGCGTCCTCTCCCTCAGCATCCCATCCGGATACCAGTAGGCGTGAGTTGATCGGGCTACGGCGTAGCCATTGGACCGCCTCTATCGGGTCGTTACCGCCCCATACGGCGTTTCCCTCGCCCTCTACCACCTCATAGAAGGTGAATACAGGCGATACTTTCGGGTGAAAGGCTATTACCTTGTTCATATCAAAAGGCTCTAGTGTTTGACCTTCAGCTGGTGGATACACGGTCATATTTACTTGTACTTTATCCATTGTCCTTGCCCTCTCTCTCGTTCGTGATACCTACACGGCTCAGCGCATAGACCATACGTTCTAGGTTCTTCATTGCGTTAGCTGCGTCAGCCTGTAATAGCTGATCCATAGCAACCTTCTCGCATAGTTGCGCCTTCGCTTGCCAGTATTCTTTCGTTGGTTCAGTCATCGTCTCTCTCCTAATCGTTGTAACACGTATTGCATATATCTACGAGGCCTTCTCGTAGCAGTACAGTGTGAGTTGCAGTGGTACCTTCATTACAGTTTGTGCATTCATTCATTCTCTCTCTCCCTCGTCTAGTATTGTTGTTGTAAAGTAGACTTCGTCTCCAGGATAATCTGCCTGGTATAAGTCTCTCAGTCGTGCGCCTTCTACGCAGGCCAGTAACTCCGTCTCATAGTTGGTATCTATGCAGTACAACTTATGCAATATGTTAATCTCGACTATCGGCACTACTCACCTTCTCTCTCGTGCGTGCAGCAGTTATTACAATTACCGCAGTCACCGCACCGGGCAGTCCTATCCGGTAGGTCATATTCTTTATTACAGGTATCACACTCTCCTTCTACCGGGTCCAGGTTAGTATCGTATTTAACGCCACACTTAGGGCAGTCAATTCTCATAAGTTGCCCGTTACCGTAAGCCTCCAGCGTGAGCGTGATCTCGCTATCGCAGTCATCACACTTATTCATTAGGCGCTCACCTCCACAGTTATCTTAGTAGCGTGTAGGCCTAACGTAGGCTCACCCATAGACGTATAACACTTATCGCATACGTAAGCTCCACCGTCAATTCTGCTCCAGGCGGTATACGTAGCAGGCACACTCTCTCCTGCTAACGCGTGAAAGTCGCAGTGAGTATGCTTAGATAATATAGTTACGTTACTCACGCGCTCACCTCCTCCTTCTCATAGTTAGCCTGGAGGAGCTGCTCGACTAGGTCGCGTACTGCCTCCACTGCGTCACTATGCGCCTTAACCATATTAGAAGGGTTATAGCGTGTAGCTATTACCGTACCTGCTAGGCGATTAAGATCGTTATGCACACTATGGCGCTCGAAGTAGATACCGCTATCACCGCTGGCCTCCACCGTACATTCGCTAATTATGCTCCAGTACGCCTTCTTAACCTTATCGTGATAGGTATATACCTTCACGCGATAGTTATTATCTAACGTCCAGGTATCTACACACTTACGTGTTACCTCATTAGTGAACTTATCGTGCTTCGCATTCATTAGATAGCCTCCTTAAGATAGTAACCGTATACCTTGTACATATTAATAATACGCTTCACTGCTGCTGGAGTAAGTTCGCACGCGGCGATTAACTCTCCGGACTCTACGTCTACTAACTGCGTATACTGCTTAGTGCGCTTCATTACTTGCCTTCTCTCTTATCAGTGAAGTAGGGATCTACTTCTCACTCTCCTCCGCTATCGCGTAGCGAAGGAGAATAAGCTGCGTACCCTTACCGTACTATACCCTAATTATCGGGCAGCTGCTTAAGTATCCAGGATAGTGTGTCTATCTTACCTTGGTAATAGTTACGGTCCACCGGATCACTAATACTCTCCATTAGGCGCTGCATAACCTGCTCCGCCTCTTTCATAATTAAGTCTCTCACTTACTCGCCTCCTCTCGCATAATCGTAGGCACGCTCCGCCTGCTCGATAAAGTGAGCTGCGCTAGCAGTATCCGCCTTATTAACTGCGGCCATATATCGGCCTATATTCTCCGATACTGCGCGGTTATAGTTAGGCCCGTAGCGCGTAACGCTGGCCAGGCGCGAGATCCTTACGTCATCGCCTGGCAGTGTGTTAAGTGTGCAGGCGTCTAGGTGCATTAATGGAATAGTTATCATCGCATTACCTCCAGCCCGTAGCACTGCTCCATAGTGCCTACGCAGTAGCCTTCGCCTGGTACGTACCATATATGGCCTAATAGATAGAATATGCCAGCGGCCAGCAGTGCCAGGCTAATACCTAGCACTGCGCGGCCTCTCCTGGTTAGCTTCATTACTTACCTCCCCATAACCTGGCCAGCTGCTGCGCGGTTATAGGCGCGTTAGCCTCCGGAGTTACTGCGTAACACTCCAGGCATATATTGCCCGGGAATAGTGCTAGCGTATCGGTAATGGCCTGGCAGTTAGTGCAGTTAGTGGCGCTCATAGTGCAGCCTCCTTAGCTGCTTAGGCTTCGCGCTGCGCCTTCCAGCTAATAGCGCCTAGCGCGGTATATATGCCCGTTAGTGTCTGCCAGGCTTCGCTGCGTGTCCAGCCTAAGTAACCTAGTGTTAGGTGCATAGGGTCATAGTGAGCACTGCGGTACTTAGTGCCGCCGGTAGCGAATAGGCGCCAGGCTGCGCCATAGGTAGGTGAGCCGTACTGCAGAATTAGGTGCGGCTCCTTCATAGACTCATAAGGTGAGTCTAATAGTGTCTCGCCTTCTAATAGGCCTAACTCCTGCATATAACCTTCGATAGCCTTAACGCGTATCTCCAGCTGTTGGTTAGTTATTCTCATTACTTACCTCCCCATTCATTAGTGTGTCTATCTGCTGCCATAATTTATTAACGATTAACTCCGCGCTGCCTAAGTCATCGAAGGAGTCTGCGTGCGTGTTATTACCTTCTACGTTAAAGTTATTCCAGGAGTATCCGGACTCCTTCTCTAATGAGTCTCCGAATGCTATCTCCTGGCCATTAGTTAATAGAATAGATATATAGCCGGGATACTGCCAGGAGACTTTAACTCCAGCTGGAGCAGTGATCTTTATATTCTCCTGTATTACGTCAATAGGTAACTTATTGCTCATTACTTTATCCTCTCGTTAGGTGAGCCTTACTATGTCTTACTATACCGTATTAGGAGCTATATGCAACACTTAACCGCCATATATTTATAACGATTAGGTAACAATTATTAGGGCCGGAGCTGGCCTCACCTCTCACCTATTGCCTACTGCTGGCCGGTATCGAATGCCAGGCCCGGGCAATTACTTAGGCCTTAGCTGCTCCAGGTTATCGGGCAGACTTAGGCAGTGAGTGCTGCTGCATTACTTAATAGTTATTAACTTAGGGCCGCCGGTTAATTAGTATCCCGCCACTGCTTCACTTACTGCCAGCACTGCACTGTAGGCCAGCAATTAGGGCCCGGCTGGCCTGCTCCAGCTCAATAACCGACCCGGGTATGCTTAATCTTGCTTTGGCGTGGGGTATACTCCCCAAATAAATATATTTCCTAAAGTGAAATGGTAATCTGGTAAAACCGCAGGTCAGAGTAGGGGTAAAAAAATAAATAAAGATATTTTTAACAGAAGCGGGAATTAAGGTTGATTTCCTGCCTTCTATATAGTAGGGGAGCAAAGCGGGGAAGTACTGCTTTGCGACCCGTTACTCGCTGTCGCGAGTCCCCCTAAGGACGAGCTACGTATTACCCCTCAGTTCGCTGTGGCTCCTTCGGGCGTTCAAGCCCGACCAGTACCTGTAGTCACAGGTTTTAGTGGGGATAGTTCTATCTACTGGTAGATCTAAAATTCAACCTCAAGCCGGTATAAAATAAAAAAGCATTCCGGCCGATTCGTGGAGGATCGCTATGTATGCAAACCTAGAGAAGAAGAAGTCCCGCGAACGAGAGTACGGTAAACAATACCGCGCCAGGAAAAAGACTGAAGAAGAAACCCGTCGTACTGAAATTACCAGAAGGATTGCAGCCGCAATCATCGCGGCAGAACTAACCGGTAAGAACCCCCACCTCCCCATCTAAAAAATTTTTTCGGGGCTTCGCCCCTATTGAGGAGATCCGTGGCAGAAAACAGTGCAGACATAGCCAAGAGAATTATCCTTGGTTGTGTAGCAGAGGGTATGACTATCGAGCAGGCGTGTGCCTCAGCTGGTAAGTCTATGAAGACATACGAATACTACCGGCGCACTGATAAGGTCTTCACCGATAAGATTGACCGTACACGGCTAGGACTCAAAGACAAGTCCTTTGCCTCAGGCGATGTCCACGACATCTCCTTTGCAGAGTTCCGTGAACGCTTCCTACACTCCAAGACTTTCGCCCACCAGAGCAACATCGTAGATGTTATTGAGGGTAGGCCGCCGAGCTGGTTACACCCCGCTATGAAGTATGAGCCAGGTGTTGCCAATAACAGAATCTTAATTAACATCCCGCCAAACCACGCCAAGTCTATGACGATAACCGTGGACTACGTAACGTGGATGGTTGCACAGAACCCAAACTTTAGAGTCCTGATTGTTTCTCAAACTCAGAGACTTGCAGCAGACTTTCTCTACGCTATTAAACAGAGACTGACTCACCCGATGTATGAGCAGCTCCAGCAGGCATACGCCGCTGGTGTTGGCTTTAACTCTAAGTCAGCATCGTGGCAGGCAACCCGTATCACCTTCGGAGATGAACTCCGTGAGTCTGGTGAAAAGGATCCGAACATTGAAGCCGTCGGTATCGGCGGTCAGATTTACGGCAAGCGTGCCGATATGATTATTGTAGACGACGCCGTTACATTGTCTAACGCTAATGACTTTGAACGACAGATTAAGTGGTTGACGCAGGACGTACGCTCTCGTCTTAACCCTACAGGTAAACTTATTATTATCGGTACCCGTGTGGCATCGGTAGACTTGTATAAAGAATTACGCAATGAGGACCGCTACCCAGGCGGTCTCGTCCCGTGGACATATCTTGCAATGCCGGCACTTCTCACAGCAGATGAGGACCCCGACAAATGGGAAACTTTGTGGCCTGCATCAGATGCACCCTTTGACGGTCAGGCTGAATCCGATAAGGATGAAGTTACTGGACTATACCCACGCTGGTCAGGTCGCAACTTATTTAATGAACGCCAGTCTATGGATGCTAGTACCTGGGCTTTAATTTACCAGCAACAGGATATATCCGATGACTCTGCTTTTGACCCTGTATGTGTTCGTGGTTCGATTGATGGAATGCGTAAGGCGGGTCCGTTAACTGCGGGCCATCCTGGACATCCGCGAGACCTAAACGGTTTTTCTATTATCTGTGGGCTAGACCCTGCAATGATTGGCGATACTGCTGCTATCTGTTATGCAGTAGACCGCAGTACTAATAAGAGATACATCGTAGATGCTATCAAGATTAGTAGACCATCACCTGCAGCTATCCGTAACTTAATCTTTGACTGGACCTCTATCTACTCACCGAGTGAGTGGATTGTAGAGAAGAACGCTTTCCAGTCTTTCCTTACACAAGATGAAGGTATCCGTCAGCACTTGGCTACACGTGGAGTTCAATTCAAAGAACACCATACCGGTCAGAACAAATGGGATGCTGGCTTCGGCGTAGCCTCTATGTCTAGCCTCTTCGGTACCAAGCAACACGATGGCAAGCACCATCGAGATAATCTTATTCACTTACCTTCAGAT